TCTTTCATCCCTTCAGCTATTGAATCTAATCCCTTACCAAATACCCATAGAGCTGCGCCTAATACAGCAATAGCTGCAGAACCAAGTAATATTGGTGTTATCGCATTTCCTAGTGCAGCAGCTATTAAAGCAAATCCACCTACTGTGACGAATGCTTTACCTATAGTTTCCCAATCAAGTGCTGCAAAGTTCTTTAATGCTAATGACATACCCCATATTGCAAGGTCTAATACACCTAAAGCAAGTGCACCTTTAAAGATATCGCCTTTAGCTTTACTTAATCCTATAGCGGCTAATACCATGCCACCTAATGCTATCAATCCTTTTGTAAATCCACCCCAATCAAGCTTTGCAAATTCTTGGAATGCTTTAGCTGTTACCCATAAGGCAGCACCAAATGCCAACATACCTACACCTATCTTTTTAAGTGCATCGCCAGCACCACCTAGTGCACCAGTTATCTTAGAGAATATTCCACCGCCGCCATCTTTACCATCTTTTTTACCCCCACCGCCACCTTTGGTATTCTCTTCTATCTTCTTGAGAGTATCTAATGATTCTTGTTGATAATTATCTTTCTCAAGTTTATCTTCAGTTAATTCATTAGTATCTTTATTCTTTTGTGATCCTGTTCTTTCTGCTCTTTCTAATTCAATAGAGTTAACTTTACCGGTTTGTGGATTAAAACCGGCAGGTCTTAAAGCTGGATCTACTTTAGCTAACTTAATAGCTATCTGTTCAAGAGCTTTAGATTCTGGAGATCTTTCTATTTGTTTATCTGAGAAGCCTTTTTCTTTGTATTCAGCAATCTTTCTTTCAGCATCTTTTTGCTGGCGAATAAGGATCTGTTGTTCTTTACGTTCTTCTCTAAACTTGGCTTTTGCTGCAGAATCTCCTACAAGATTCTTATATGGATCCATCTTATTACGCATCTCAGCATATTTCTTACGATCTTCACGAGCGTCTAAAAATTCTGACATTATACCACCGGTACCACGTTTAACTATACCAGTCTTGTCTAAAAAACCTCTAAAACTAAAGAAGTCTTTAATATTTGCACCAACGCCTTTAATACGTTGTACGACAGTTTTAAACTCTCTTCTTTCGTCACTCTTATCAAGTATGCCTTTCATCTGTTCTTTGGTTAGATCATTGGCTTTCTTTACTTCCTTATACATCTTAATAATATTGCTGTTTAGACCATCACCGGTCTTTTTCTTAAGACTATCTTCTAATAGCTTATCTTGTTTCTTTGCTCTATCTCTTTCAGCACCTGAAGTTTCACCTAGTTTATGTAATTCGGACGCAGGCACACGAAGTTGCTCAGCTTTAAGCTTTTCTGATTCTTTAAGCTTTTGCTGAGCAGCTATTAAGTCCTTCATATGTAATGATGGTTTTGCCATTATTTCCTTTGACTTTCGATCCTCTTACGTTCTTCTTCTAAGTACTGAATCAACATAGCAACATAGATTTCTCTCTCAAATGGTATCATATTTTCTATATCAGCTAATGCATAATTATGATACTGCATCAACGCAAAATTCACTTTATAATAATTATGAAGTGAATCATGAGAGAGATTAATTAAAAAAAACTTTGTAAACCCTCTAATACTTTATGATGAGGTTTATTACAAACTGGACATGTATAATCAACTTCATGTTTTAATCTAGGCATAGTAGTAAAGAATGCCTGTATCTTAGAAAATTGGTCATTTGTTAAGTTATTTAAAAACTCAGATAGTTCTTCTTTAGTTTGATCTTTAGCTGAGAACATTTCATCAGTTGTATAGATCGAGTCTATACAATTAACTACTATCTCAAATATCTGATCTACATCTTCATAATCTGTAGAATCCATCTTTTTAAGGACATCCATAGTTGGATACTTTAAGATTACACCTACATCATCATATAATACTATTTTGTTAGTATGTGTTGGATCTTTATCAACCATTAATTTAGTTAAGTCGATTGATATCCGTGAAACAGCTCTTTCATCGTCACATGTATCACATTTAACTTGTAGATCTATTATCTCACCAACCGACTTTGCTCTAACTTGAGTGAATATATACTCAAGATCAAACGTAGCTAATGTGTTAATGTCTATATTATCTTGTACACATGATTGGATCACATTTTTTAATGAATCAATCATTACTACAGGATCTTCAGACTGTTGAGCTACCAACAGCGCTTTCTCTTCTTTTACTAAAAACGGTCTATACTTAATATCTTTACCTGTTGAAGGTAACGTTAACGTATATACCGGCGTGGTATTAATTGGTAATGCCATACTATTCTCCTTTATTCATATCTTTAATCATCTTGCTCAATTCACTTGTAGATCCCACGAATATCGCGTTGTTATTCGTCACTTGCTTACCAGATGCATTTCCATCTTGTTGCTTAGGAGCATCTAGTTTTTGCTTACGTTCACTTAATGCTAACAGTTGTTCATTAGTGTCAGCTAACTGTTTCATTAAGTTACCTACAACCTCAAAGGCTCTTGGATGCTCAGATTGCTTTGCTATTTCCAAAGCATGATATAATGCATCTTGTCCTTGATTCAATAATTTATGTAGATTATTACGAGCTGAGTCATAGTCATAATCTACGTTCTCTTCCATCTTGTTTGAAGCTGTGACAATCTCTTGTCCCGTGCTTGCAACTTCACCCTGTTTAAGAGGTTCTACATCAAAAATCTTTGATAAATTTTCATCAGCTTTCATAATAATACCTTTATATTACGTAATCTTACGCGTAGGTGTTGCTCTTACTGTTGGATCTGCAACTGGTGGTGCACCAAATGCTGGAGGTGGAGCACCAACTGAGACATCAACTGTCACAGGAGCTTGTTGTACTGATTGTTGTTGTACTGGATCTTGTGCCCATGTTTGTTGTGGTGTATTACCAACTGGTAAGTTCATCACAGGAGCTTGTGGTGCTGGATCATTTGCACCTGCATTAATTTGAGCGATCTTCTCTTGTCCGCGTGTAAGAGCTGAGATACCAAGGATAGCACCCATTGCAAGGTGATATAGACCACCGCCTTGTAGTGTTAGTGGTGTCCAACTTGTAACTGCCTGACCTGGATTCCAGTATTGTAATACGTTGAATATGATCGGTCCTACAATGAAGTCAAATATGATAGTAGCCATGTATGTCATAGCCATCATCGGTCTCCATTTTGCGGTCATAAAATCTTCTTTTGCTGCAGCCATTTCTCTCTCCTTAAAATTGTGGCGTTGGTATTGTATTAGTTACGTTCTGTATTGGAGGAGGCGGTGGTGGCATGCCTTGATTTGCTCCAGTTTGGAACTGATTAAAATTAGTAAAGTATGCATTAGGTACAGGAGATATATCTCCATTTATAGAACTCTTAGAACCTACAGCAGTCCAGTATTTATAGTTCATCGTAACGCTTACTTTCATTAGGTCTTTACTTTGATAGTCCATTTGTATAGCGCCTATGGCCTTAGGATAACACTGATACATGTTTAGTGTGTATCTACTGTTTTCATTGACATCAAATACTTCTACTGACATATCTGTTATGTAGTCATCATAGTAATTAAAAGACCTTGTTACAGGATCTTGTACTGCTCCAATCCAATTATCAAACAGAAGTTTAACTATCATAGCGTTATCTACATAGAAAGTCATGTTGGTAGTTTCAAAGAGCTTTTGATATGGCATCTCTCTTATTTCACCAAACGTCTTTGCCTCTGTAGTAGCTAATGATAAACCTGGTAAGCTGATAGTATCACAGTATAGTAATATTTTCCTAAGATCCCTTAAGTAAGGACCATCAGCTATAGCATTAGGTGGAGTAAAGGTCACGTTGAAACGTGACATCTTCATTAGGCCTTCATTAGCTATAGATGATATGAATTGGTTTAAAGTAGCCATTATGCTCCTACTGAGTCCTTCCAGACTGTTGCTTTATTTGCACCTACAAACTGCTCTACAGGTAATAGCATAGCTGTCGTCCAGTCTTGTGGTGATATCTTCCTCATATTTGATTTAATATGACTATTTAGATACTGGTGGATACATGGTTCTGCCCATTTAAACCTAGACACCCCATTTATTAAGTTCCATGAATACTTAAGCTTTGTTGTATCATTCATCTTTGTATTACTTGCATACTCCATCAGTCTTTGTAATAGCTGTACACGATGGTAGTATGGTAGATAATGCATGTTTAACCCAATAAACCCTTTGTTACCTACCTTCTTATATGGGAATACAAGAGGAAACACGTCATAGTATGGTAGGTCGTCTTTTGTCTTTGGATCATATAAGAACATGTACAAGCTTCCAGGTTGTATAGAAGTCACGTTAGCGCTTGCATCTCCCTTTAATACTTTATTTGGAGTTATAGCTTGTGTCTGTAATAACCTAGCTTGCTGCTGGAACCATGTACGAGATCTCTTTGCTGCGTCTTTTAACTCGTATTGGTTCTTAGCAAATACATCTCTTAGTTGTTGTTTTGTAGCCATTTGTTATTTATATGCTAATTTAGACCTAGTTCGTTCTCGGTTATGATGATGAATTCCCAATTCCGGTCTTTACACCATTCGTTTGCAGCTCTCCACTTTGCTTGGTTCTTCATGAACGTGAGTGACTCTGTGAGGTATCTTTTGGTCTGACGACCTGGAAACTCTGGTGGTTGGGTCTGTTTGGCAGGTTTAACCTCAACTAGGTATGTCTTGATCTGGTTATCTTTCGTACGAACCTTTATCTTAAAGTCTACAAAGTACCTGTGGATCCTGTTATCAGTGGGACACCTATAAGGTATGACTGTCTCCTCTGACAACCACTTGACTACCGATGGGTTCTTATCACACCATGATGCAAAGCGGGTCTCCCAGCTTGATCTCATCACTATATTAGTGGGGTCTCCCTCGTACTTCTCGGGAAACATTGGCTTGTACATTCGTTTATGGAACATCTATGGTATTTATTATAAATAAACAATAAACGTTTAGGATTATAAATGGCAACGACCCAAACTACTGGTACCCCTGTTAAGTTAGGTGATTACTCTGGAAGTAGTACTTATGCAGCTAGAGGTGGACCAGCTACATTTGATAGTAACAAGTATAAAGTAGATTCATTCTCTTATCCTTTAGACTTAATGGGTTCACTGGGTGAGTATGGTAATAACTACGTTATATTCTATATCAACGCTCAAGCAGACTCAAAGCTAATCAAAGACGGTCAAGTACAGACAGTACAAGACTTAACTCCACGAGATAACAGTGACCTTGCTGCTCAAGTAAGACAAGCTACTGCTACACAAGGTGCATCAGGTCCAATAGCTGAAGCTGAACAAAAACTTGGAGCTTCGTTCTCAGCACAAACAAGACGATTAGCTACAGCCATAGCTTTACACAATCCTAATACGATGTCTACAAAGTATACTATTAACTATGAGCCTGAAAACCTTGAGATATTTGGTGGTATAGTAGCTGGTACAGCTGCACTCAAGAAAGCCTCTGAGAAGAAAGGCGGATCTAA